TAATCGATTATTTACAGCAGTTAAATCTGTTGGCGCATTTATTGGAATGCCTGCAACAGCCCTACTTACAATGTCATTGACTTGATTAACAGTAACTTGATCCGTTGCTTCAATTCTTTGTGTTATAAAATTATTTGTAATGTTATTTACAACTGGCACAATTGGCTCAGCAGTAGAAACTATTCCAGAAAGTGTTCGGTTTGATGAGGATGTTGATGTCTGAGTAGTTCTTCTATTGGTCGCTGAATTAAATGAAGCATTAAATGGTCTTGTGTTGATTGTTATATCACTTTTAACTTGTGTAAGCCCCTGTGCAAATAACGTATTCTTCGCAAAAGTAAGTGCTAAGCCATCATTATTGATTTCATTGTCTGTGATTTTAAATTCTCTTTGTCCAACATAAAATTTATTTTGAGGCACAGTAAAGATGATATAAATTTCATTATTTTTTACATAAAAAGGCTGAGCACTAGCTCCATCTGCAATCTTTTCCCAAGATGTGCCTTCGCCAGTCAATATACCATTATTATTATAAAGATCATTGAAAGATTCAATTGTTGTTGTTGCTCCTAAAAGTCTAATTTGTTTGCAATTTTGAGTAACGTTTTCATTATCAAAATATGCATAAACTCTTGTATTGTTTTTCAATCCAGTGGCATGAATTATAAAATCTCTAGATCTGATAAATTGTGATGCTACAATGTCTACAACTCTATCACCACTAATTCTCTGAGGAACGGTTTGTTGAGTGCCTGAAGCTAATTGTTGAAATCCTCGGAGTGTCGTTGTTGTTGTTGCAACTTGCTCGGTGATTCTAAAATCACCCAATTGAGTTGTTTCCGCTCTTGTGCTTGTTGCAGGTGTTCCAACAATATGGTTTGTCAATGGCGCAATTTCAGTATTCCATGCGTTAACAAGACTAGCCCAATTATCCGAATCACCATTGTCGTTATAAACAATATTTTTTGTTGTATCATTTGTCGTGTTTATCCAATTGTCTGCAAATGGTACAATTCTTAAATCGCCTTCCCATATGTATTGGAGTTCTTCAGTTAGTCTAATTTGTTTTGACGCATAGGGCTGATTTAAATCTGTAGCAACAACTTGTGTATAAGGCAGCATAACTTTATTTCCAACCGTTTTTGTGGTTGTAGATGTTGTGCTATTATATCTCACTGCTATAGAATTTGCATTGTCTTGTAAACAAGTTAAATATCTTTCTTGTTTATTAATCGCTGCTGCATAATCTGGGCTTAAAACATTTCCAACTGAATGCCCAGTAAATGCGTCAACAAGAATGCCATTTTTAAATCGATCAAGGCCGGCATCATCTAAAAGTGTTGATTGTTGTGCTTGTTTTTCTAAAAAATTCAAAGTTGTAAAATATTCAAGTCTTTGGACTTTATCATTAATTTGACCAATGTCGGCCATAGTATATCGTCTATTTTTAAACAGTGTAATTTTTACATCTTTAGGCTCAGATGGATAAGGTGGTATATTTAATTGGGCTAGTTCAAGTGTGTCAGGTAATTTTGGAGGTATTGTTGGATTTGAATTATTTTTACTTGCGGGTTTGCCGTTATTGATACCAAATGCGCCAAGAGTTGTGATGAATAATTTGCCAATTCTTCCTTTATAATAAATCAAGTCTGCATCAAAATCGGACAGAGAAGTTGGTATATGTAAACCGCCTACTGGAACTTGATACGTTCCTGTATCAATTGGGTTCAATGAAGTGTTTGCAGTTTTAATTGGTCTAAAATCCACACAATCGCGCAATTTGTATAATGTACCTGAAATTGGACTTCTGAATTGACTAATGGTCGCTGTTGTAATTGTTGTATTTGATGCCGCCGAATCATTTACAGGATAAGAATCAACTGAAAAATAGCCGACGCCCTGTGTTGTGTCATGCGTGAAATGATCAAACACAACAAGAAGTCTTCCTGTGGGAGTTACACCAGGATTCGGAGTAATTGTTGCATGTTCGTATGCATAATCTCGCTGCCCATTATCAAATTTATAATTTGAAGTTACATCTGTATTAGAAGTTGTAGCAGCAGTGCTAAAATTTGATGACTGATAAATTGCATGAATTTGATATACGTCACCATATCCTAAGCTAAAAGGTCCTGTTTTACCATTTGAATGAACATCAGGATTTATATTTGCTGTTGCTTGATATACAAGTGTTTTCTTTTTCTCTCTCGCATTTATGCGATCCATTGTTGTAATTACGTCGGCAGTAAATGTTGCATTTTCTTTTATGTCAACAACAGCCGTACCAGGAGATGGAATGTTAACACTTCTTTCAGATCCAGTGCCACCAAAATTTGTCAATGGTATTATTGCACCTGCAGGTAAAATTTTAGTAAACGTATTTGATGTTGCTCCAGTTGTATGAACGTCTTCAAGATTTAAAAACGTATTATTTGAAATTGAAGAAACTTTTCTATTCAAGCTGTTAATTTTTAAAACATCGCCAATATTAACTTGTGTCGTAAATGATGTACTAGTTCCCGTAACTGCATTTGAACTCGCTGATACTGTCACTGTGCCCGAAAGTGATGTAGTTTCAACATTTGCCCCGCCGTTTGTGACAACCGCCATGTAAAATTCATTTTTCTGTGTATCACTCAGTTCACCTGTTCCGACAAAAGTTTCTGATGAATCAGTTGACGAAATTGTTGCAATTCCAGAGTTAAAAGTAATTGAAAATTTCTTTTTAAATCTAAATTGGCTTTCAATGTTTTGTTGATCATCACGAATTGTTTTAATTGCATCATAGGGCAATTTAAAAATTAAAGTATTAAAAGATGATTCATTTAATACTGCATTTCCAGCTGGACTCAATACAACGTCAGCAAATCTTGACGGAGTTGCTGAATCATAAATTGATCGAACATCTGCAAAATTTTTATTTGCATTCATTGTCATTTCATACAAATACAAATAATATGTTGCCGATGCCACACCATGAACTCCGCTGACATGCTCAATTGCTCTAACTCTTGCTTCACCAATTTTTGATCCTGACAATGATGCGGCGGACCAATAATCTTTTGTTATAACTTGTTGAGCAGTATCATATAGATCAACTTTAGTGCCTTCCATAAAATCCCATGCGCCAACCAATTCTCTTACTTCGATGTATTGGCCATAATTAATTTGAGTTTTTGTCTGTTCTCTATATTCAGTATCTAAACCTTTTAGAATTGGTACAGAATTTTTCAGAAATGTTTCATTTCTATAACCAGAAACATAACTTACAAAAGGATCAATTTCAGCTAAAAGAAAATCATTCTGACCTCCATTATTTGAACTATATTTACCGTTATTGTCATTAATGAGTAAATGTTCTCTGATATAAATCAAAGGATCATTGAGTGTGTAATCGCCAGATTCTTCAAAAGTTCTTTTTGCAATCTCACTTTCAAGTTTTCTTTCTACGGATGTGCTTTTTTTCTCGCGAATTGATCCATCTTCGATTTCGACCATTGTGATGAATTCATTTTCATCTGTTGCTTGACCTAATGCAACTTTAGCAAGAGATACATCAATTTTTAATCGATCGGCTCCAGGTGCTTGAAAGTTAGGTGTTCCTTGAGAATTATCTAATAAACTTGTATCGGCAATGTGATCTACAAAAGTTTTGACTGGCACAAGACCAACTTTATATGATGGAACATTTTTATACTTATCAAGAATAATAGTTTGTTCTGAATTTTTTACGAAATGGTCAGATGTCCACATGACACCTTCTTTAATAGTTACTTTAGATCCTTTAAGATATATTTTTTGCGTAGACAAACCTTCATCTACAACATTAATTGTGGCCCTTGATGTTGCGGCTAAGGCATATGCCCTTGATGTCACATCTTTGGTGAAAAGTGTATCAGAATTCAAAAAAACTGTATTAGACCTTCTATCATTTACATCACTAACGCTGATTGAAATTATTGATCCGGTGTTTGATACTGTGTTTGCTGTTGTTGTTGTGAGTATTCCCGTAACATTTGAAACAAGAATTTTACATGTTCCACTAATTGGATCTATAAAACCGGCTTCAATTGTTGCAGTATTGCCTGTAGAAAATGTAATAGTATTGCCTGAAACTAATGTGATAGGAGCCACATTGGTTGTAAGCACGACTGAGCCAGTAGAAAGATAATTAATGAATAAAGTTTTTGGATCCTCATTTTCTAGATCGGAAACAATGCCACAATATGCTTTAAGTCCACTATTAGCACCATAAATAATTTTGCCTTTAAAATCTTCAACATCAACCTCAGAACCATTATAATTTGTTTGAATTTTTACAAAATCTAAATTTGTATCTAGCTTAACTTCACAGCCATCAATAATTGAACCTTGTTTGAAAAAATAATCTGCAAATCGACGAATTTGTGCTTGTTGATAAGTTTGCGCTTGTGTGAGTTCTCTAGCCTGAACTGCGCGTCCAGGACGATAAAGAACTCTTGTAAACTTTTTATCTTCATCATAGTCATCGAAATATGGACTTACATTTAAGTCCAAACCACCAGGATTTGTATTTGCCATTGATTAAATTTAATTTATTAAAATTGAATAATTAGTTTTACGTCTTCAATTTGATCATCCGCTCTAGCAATAGGCACTCTATTTTCAACATAAAGAATTTCACCGCTGTAAGGCTGAAGTCCTGCATTTGATGTTGCAATAACTGTACCTGTTGCACTAGAAGAACCTCCAGTTAAAACCGCAGCGTTTGCAAACACTGTGTTAAGTGGTAGCAATGTATACAAGTAATTATTTGTTGCATCCCATTCAACAACGCTTGCAGTATTTGCTGGTGAACCTGCATCAGAAACAAATTCATCCGCAGTAAATGTGCCAGAAACACCACCTAATGTATATCGCATGGTTTGACGATATACTGTTGACACCGCTCTGGTTGATGTGTTCCATTCATACGGATCACGAATAAGAGAAACTTGTCTAAATTCATTTGCTGTTGAAAATGTATTTGATTGATTACCGTCTAAGCGTATATTCATCATAACATATTTTCCGCCCAACTCCTCAATTGCATCTGCACCGTGACCACCTTTAGGACCGATAATTGCTCTTGCTGTTGCTGCGCCAGAAGCAAAAGAAACACTTGCGTTTGTATAACCCGATCCGCGATTGATAATGGTTACTTTTGTGACCACACCACCAGATATTGTACTATTTGCAGTCGCTCCAGTTCCATCTCCACGGATTGTAACTGCCGGTGCTGAACCATATGCTGATCCGCCAGATGTTACAAGAACAATATCTAAAGCTCCATCTACAGCAGCGGCCTGCACATCCCACTGGTCTTCGCCTCCATCAGATGCAAGAGTTTGAACAGAAATATAATCATTTGTTAAAAATTTTAAAGCCTTTGCTGTTGTGATGGTATACATATATTTCCAAATGTATCCATCAGCAGTTTCAAATCTTGATGATGAAACTCCAGTTGGTTTAGTTGTTGATGCCGTGGCTCCATTATTAAAAAGACACTTATAAACATTATAATCTTCTGTGAGGACATAAAAATCGTCATCTAGAAGGTTTGTGTCCTGATCATCATACTGGTCGTAGACTGTGCCAGATGTCCAGTCATGTCTAGGAACAGCATGGGTTACATCTGACGCAGTAATTCTTTTTGCCGCGTATGCTTCTCTCCATGGCGTAAATTCAATATTTGCCGTAGAATTAACTGGTGTTGGTGGGTTGTTGTCATCAGCAAATTCTCTATTTCTACCGATTGTTAGATAAACAATGGAATTTGCCGATTCGTCGAATCCCTCAACAAATTGCTCTGCATTGTGAATTCTAAATTTACTTGTTACAATTGACCCCATAAAAATCTCCTAAATTTTATTTGGTTTTGTTTATTTATATTTTTTTTACTCAAATTTGTTTATACGCAATAACATTTGTGAATGTTGATGATGGATTTCTATCAACATAAAGTAAAGTATTACTTACTACAGAAGTTACTGAAAAATATTCATCATTTGCAACAAAAACATCATTTACACCAAAATCTGAATTGAATATTGTTCCAATTCCTAAAATTTGTGGTAAGGTATCAAAAAATGTTAGTCCTGCCACAGCCTCTAAAGTTGTTTGCGATAATAAATTTATTGTTTCCGATTGAATAACCCCGGTTAAAGCATATGAAACATTTCCTTGTATTGCCTGATAATTATTATATACACTTTCAGTTGAGGCATCTAAAGAATATTGATCGCCAATTGTATTAGATGCATATTCTGAAATTGTATTGAATGCGTATGTTGAAATTGGCGTTTCTTGGTATTCTTTTGTTCCATATGAAGATATTGGATATAAAGTGGTAAGTAAAACACTTTGTTCAGAATTAATTGACGCTAAAGTTTCGAATTCTGAAATTATTTCATTTTTAACTTCTTTTTCAATTAAAAAATCAAAAGAAGACATATTATTTATCTCAAGAACAATTGATGATGTATTAAAAATTTCAGTGTCTATTGATAAGGCATCACTAAATTTAAATGAAGCTAAATCTGAAATGGGGGTATCGGCATAATTATTCGATAGTGGTCCCAATGGAGTTTCTGTCCCCCCAATTACTAAATTATCATATATAAATTCGCCATAACTTGATCCCGCGTTTAACTGAAGACTTATTATGTAATTTGTTGGAATCGATAATATTTCTGAAGGTATTGTAATAGTTGGCAGTTTAATTTGAACTTCAATATTTGAAGTGCTTTCGACAGAAGATAATGTTGTAAATGTTTTAAATGCATCGTAATAACTAAACACTATTGCACTTACTGAAGTTTCACTAATAAGTGTTTCTATAATTTCAGATATTTGTGTTTTTTCTTTATCGATTGATGACTGAACATCAATTATCCCGCCCATTTCCTTTAAAATAATTTTAAGTTCATTAGACATAATGGTTAAAATATTTAAAGAAGTTATATTGTCTATCTCAAGAACAATTGATGATGTATTAAAAATTTCAGTGTCTATTAATAAGGCATCACTAAATTTAAATGAAGCTAAATCTGAAATAGGTATATCAACATAACTTTCCGATAGTGGTCCCAATGGAGTTTCTGTTCCTCCAATGATTAAATCACCATATGCAAATTCGCCATAACTTGATCCTGCGTTTAACTGAAGACTTATTATGTAATTTGTTGGAATCGATAATATTTCTGAAGGTATTGTAATAGGCAATTCAAATTTAATTCTAGTATTGTTATGTTGAACTTCACTCAGTCCAAGAGTAAATTTAGACACAACAATACTTCTATCTGGATCCCCAAATGCATCTGCCACAAGAACGGTAGGCGTAATAATAATATCATATTCGTGATCAAACTGATCAATCATCATTTGAACATCAATAATACCGCCCACGCCTGATGATATAAATGTAATTACATATTTTTGCACTTCAGACAAGAATTCTGAAACATTAAGAATATTGCTTTTAATGAGAATTTCGCCAAAAAATTGCAAACCAGCTGGATGAATAATTTTTTTAATTATATCGGAGTAGCCACTAAACGCAAGTCCACTTTTTAAAACATATGAAAAATCTTGATAATAATATGAATCTTGAATATATTTGTATGATACTTTGCCGTCATCATCAATCCAATTTCCATCTTTAATTCCTAAACCGCTGATGATTGGTGTAATATTTGCGTTACCATCTCCAGTATTTGCAAAGGCAGTTGCTGTGCTGTAATTTATACCAAAATTAGTTACTTCAATTGCTCGAATCGATCCTAATCCAGTAACATTGTTTGCAATGTCAACTTCTACATTTGCATTTTTGCCTTGAATATTTGTTGTAACAAGATTTGCGTTCGATCCTGTTGTTGATGACACACTAATCGAAGGAAGATTTGCTGTTGTATAGCCGTTACCAAAATTAGTCAATTCAATACGCTTAATTGAACCTAATGTATTCCAATCTTCAGTTTTGATAACATCGTCATAGCTGTTCTCAGACAGCATTAAAAATCCATCTTCAAAAAGTAAATTGTTTGAGTAACCAAAAGATTCATTAATTGATGCAATTTGACCAGCAGCATTTGCTCCTGATCCTCCGGTAAAAATAAGTGTATTTCCGACACCATAATTTGAACCTGCATTATTAATTGTAATTAACTTTGGCGATAACAAACCCAAAGATGCAATTGTTGTATCTTGTAAAGTAATTGTGGGTGCGGCGTAATAGTTTTCGCCACGATTAATAATTGAAACTCTTGAAATTTCACCTACTGTATAGGATGCGCTGGTGTTTATGTTTGTAACTGTGTAGGTATTTGCAAGTTCAGTCACACGAACAATTAATCCGGAACCTCCAGTACCAGAATTATTAATTGTTGCATTTGCATTTAATTGATAGCCATGCCCAATAGTGTTTATCTTTAGTGCGCTAATTGGCGATTTTTTTACTGAAGAAATTTTAGCCGCAGCTTCTGATCCATTACCAGTAATTATAATCTCATCATCGACTTGATAACCAGAACCAGCATCATTAATTGTAAACCCTGTAATAATTCCATACAGAGTGGTGGTTAATGTTTCGTCATCGATATCAACAATGGTTTCTCCGTCACTGAAATTTCCGCTGACAAGTTTTAATGTTAACTCTGCAATTTCTGTTCCGCCGATGAAAAACTTTTTAACATCGACTACATTAGCAAGTGCTCCAGAAGTTTCTCCACGAATTGTTTTTTCTAAAAAATCAAAAATTTCATCTGTAACAACGGCACGAATAATTCTAGTTTTTTCAAAGTTGCCGTCTGAAACTCTAAGAACATCTTCTCCTGGATAATAAAATTCTACAGGTTCATTATATAAAAGTTTGAATATAAAACGATACGATTCTTCGTTACTTTTTGATTCAAAAAAGTTTTTAAATTTAAGTGCGAGTTGGCGCTTATCGCCTAGATAGTCTTTGGGTATACTGTCGTAAAGCTCTGTTCTTAAATAATCAACATACTTATCTACCGAACTTTCGAGGTAACGGTTATTTAAAAACTGTCCTGTCGCTCTAACAACATTATCTTTGATGACACTGATGCTTGCAGTTGCGCCAGATGTGCCTCCAGTAATTGTTTCATCTATTTCAAAAGGTAAGTATGATTCGGATTTTATAACAAGATAGTCTGATCCAACTTCCTTAATAACTGCTGTAGATTTTGATGTTGATCCAGTAATTGTTTCGCCACGAGAAAACGTGCCAACTTTATCACTAATGGTGATTTTCGAAGTTTGTAGCCATTCATAGTACGCTCTAACGAAAAGCAAGAATCTTTCGTTGTCTACTGTTTCGCCAAAAAATGAATCTATATTTAATGACGGTTTAAAATTTGAATTTTGCATTACCTACTTACCAAACTGATTGTATTATCGTCCAACATGGTAATATTAATATCTGCGTCACGAATTTGAATAATTTGTTTTCTTAAAGGTAGAATATCTTTCTGTGCAGGATATGCAGTAAGTTTTAGTGTATTTCCTCCATCTGCAAATTCTGTTGGAGCAAAACTTGACAAGACAACCCTACCTGTTGTATAATTGAGGGTGCCAGCATTGTTTAAGACGCCTAATCTACTAGAACCAGAAATTCTGTAGATTCTGAGAATTCCGTTATTTTCTTCAAGGTAACAATTCTCATATCCTAAGTATGTAAATGCATTAGACGTTAGTTTGTTTCCCGCACCATAAGGATGAGTAGAAGGTCTTTCATTTGTTGTAGAATCAATTGAGTTTGAAAAATTAATTTCATATCGTGTAGAAAGACCTAATGTTACATCAATCTCTCTTCTCATACGAACAACAAGATCACTATTTAAAATAGAACGTTCAGAAAAATCAACCAAACGATTCAATTTTGAAAATCTAAAATATTTCGAAAAAGTATTAATTTCTGTATCATTATAATTTTCAACAACTGCTTGAATCAATGATTCAATTGCTGCCTCTGTTAAAGATGTAGCGGTAGAATCATATTTGACGGTTAAATCAATTAACAGGTAAAGATATTCTGGATCGACAATTTCAGTTGATACTGTCAATACTTTTTTTGGTTTCATAATAGTATTAATTAAATTGTTTTTTTCGGTTGCAGTCAGTGCTAATCCTACAACTGGTTTAACTGCAATGAAAACTTTTCCGTATTCGGGAGGATCATTGTCCTCACCGCCCCAAACGATAACAGATTTAACTGTGGATTGCCTGAGTAAAAGCGCCTTATAATCTTCTGCGGTTACAACTCTATTTTGAGATTGATAGAATTTTGGTGCGTTATACTTTATTGATGAAATTGTTTCTCTTGCATTTCCTCCTGCTGCGCCTGATGTTGCGGTGAACGCTAAATCAGTTACTGAAGTAATTGTATCAGCAAAAGTAAGTTCTTGAATGTCATTTGATTCCGATCCACTTGACACTAAGTATTGTAACACAACAATATTTCCGTTGTCAAGTTCAACACCAAAAATATCGTCACCAAATTTAATTTCAAATTGACCATCTTCAACTTCTTCCAGATAGTAAATTCTTGATGTCGATGAAACCTCAACTAAATTATCGACTGGCTCAAATGTTCTAGATGTGCTGTCTGAAGAAGAATTTAGAACGCTAACTGATAATGTGCTTGTATCTACATTTAGATTTGGAATTAAAAATCTTTGTTCCGCATCTGAAGTATTTACAGTATATCTTCGGGTGATTAAAGTTCCTTCAGTAAGGTTAATTGTTCCTTCATAATCATCTGCACTGTAAAGAGTGATAGCTTCATCGCTTAAAAAACTAAACGTTACTCCATTTATAGTTCCAGTAAATTCTGTATACTGAGGAATTGTTATTGACGATGGAGCACCCGTTACTGTTGCAACAACTGTGCCTGAAACTTTTGCAGAAGTTGTTGATCTTGGTGTATAATTCAAAGATTTTGCAAGATTAACAACTGAATTTCTTTTTTGTGCGGTAGATAAAAATGCTTCGGATGAGGCTAAATTCAAATAAACTGCATTATAGTATGTGTTATAGGAAAGAAGGTCAAGCAAAATGTTCATACCTGAAGAATCAAAGTTATAATCTCTAAATTGATCTTGAGCCTTTAAATAATTTTTTAAATTTGTTTTAATTCCTGAGAAGTTGAGATCATCAACTCTAAGATTTTTTTGCTCAGCCATTATGCAGCCCTTTTAATTGTTGTCGTTGCTGTTGATTGTAGCCCAACATTTTTAATTCGATAAGTTAATGTTACGTCTAATCCATAGTTTTCATATCGAATTGCAATTTTTTCTAAATTAATTCTTGGCTCATATCGAGAGATTGCATTTACAATTGAATCCTTAATTCTTTCTTTTGTGAAAGCGTCATCATTTCCAAAAATCATCGCATCAACATCGCATCCATATTCAGGAAAAAATGGGCGAGTTCCTTTCTTTGTTCGAATTAGGTTAATTACCGCCCTTCGAATTGCAACCTCATTTGTTACGGGTAAAACGTCTCCACTCACAGGATGTGGTGTGAAATCTAGAGGTAAATCTTTATAGAAAATTATTGTTGCCATTTTTTCCTTTTATTTATTTCTATTCTTGAACTGTCTTTTGTTCTTGTATTTCTTTTCTGCGCTCTTTTGTCGCTTTCGCAATTTCAGCAAGTGCTTTTCTAGCTCTTGTTCCTGCTGTTTTGTTGCCTTTTTCTGTAAACTTTGCATTTTCAGCAAGGTAAGTATCAAATAAATTAACTAAATTTTCATGATTTGTCATAAGTTTCTCCTATTTTAGACATCGATGGAAATTATCACCGGACTTACTGATGCAATATCTGTGATAACTGTCACTGTTCCTCCTCCTGGTGTTTGTGCGGTTGCCTGTGGTGCCCCATTTATTGCACCAACAATTTCATTTACCGCCAATCCTAAACTATCAACTGCTTCGCTAAGTAAATGTATTTTTTGCATTATATAATTTAAATTGGTATTCCAATTTTCATCTATTAATGATAAAGAACTTTCGGAACTAATTGTGGCTTCTGATGCAATGATGTCTACCGACCCACCATTTACTGTAAAATTATCTGAATTGAATTCAAAATCAGTTCCTGTCATTGTGAACTTATTTGTTGTAACTTCAATGTGTTGTAGTGTATCTATAATTATTTTTCCATCAATCTGAACATTAAACTGTCCAGTTGCGTCTAGCTTTATGTCTTTATTTAAAGTAATTTCTGCGCCATCATTATGCTTAAAGATAATGTTTCCCGATTCAAATTTAATGAATCGTTTATCTTCATCACCCAAAGTCATTTTATTTTCTGCTCTATCAATAACCAGCGAAAATTCTTTTTCGTTTATTTTATCTAAACCACCTCTGATTTTGACTGATTTTTCCACATCGTCAATTTTGATTGTTCCATTCAAACTGGCAATTGTTATATTATTTGAGTAACTTTTTAGAATGCCACTGACATACTGTGGTATTTTACTAATTGTAATTTGTTGTTCTAATCCTAATGTTGCATCATTTTCTAAAATTGAAATGTAATGATTATTAGCAATAAAACTAAATTTATCAAACTCCCATCGAACATCATCCTGGATTGTTTTAAAAGATTTCGCCGATGCTGTGTTTGCTTTATCAAAATTTCTTTTTCTTTCAGGCACAACGCTGAAAAGAGATTTATATGCGTTTGGATCATTTATATTGAGGGGTATTGAAGGAAAGTATCCTATGATTGCTGGTTCTTGTGCAGACAAACTATCAAGAAAGAATCCAAATAACCAATCTCCAACTTTAGGTGTTGCATATAAATTTGGAGTATTGATTGGATGAATTGTAGTCGCCCAAGGCAAATCTGAAGTTAAAACTTGGTTAGCAGACTTTGGTGGATGATATCCAAAACATCTTACTTTACATCGACCTAATCTGAGAGGATCTTCTACATCTTCAACAACCCCAACCCACCAGATAAATCCATCGTGTCCTATAAAATTTCTCATTTATCCTCTGTGTTTAAAATATTGTATTCTTCGTTCTTGATCTGCAACCCATTCGTCTGATGGCTTACCTTCTCCTTTATAGTACGCAAGAGGGCGTTCTGTTTTTTTGGAAACTAAAGCCCACCTTCCGTCTACCATTTTCAAAACTTCTGTTAGTTCTGGACCATAAACTTCTTCTTCCCATTCTTTTTGTGAAAGAGTAATGCCTTGAATTAATTCTTTATATTTTTTCATAGGTTATCAAAATCTGAGGTGTCTAATGAATTGGGCGGAACATTATTTTGAATCCATTGTAGCAATTGTTTTTTCAATTCGATTTCTTTTTTCGCTGGTTTGCCTGGGTCTTTAAAATTCAAATATTTAAAATCTTTGACAATCATATCGCCTTTTAAATTTTTGTAAGGTTTTCCCGTTTTTGGATCTTTGATATAAATTGTATTCTCAGGATTATTTAACACCACATAAATTCCACCATCTATTTCTGCGGGAACACCTTTGTAAATTAAATTATAAACTGTTGATGCGGCACCCCTATGAGTTGCAAGCAAAATGTCATCCGGAACAACCCTAGAACGACTTTTATTATTTTTAATTGCAATTTCGTAGTTTGTTAGAATCCAAGTTAGGTGAATATTTTTTGGTAAATAGCCAGCATTGATTGCAAGAGGAATAATTGTATTTAAATCATCTAAATCTTTAAATGTAGAATCAAACAATAGATTGGGTAGTCTATCTTTTTCTGCGCCTTGTAAAACTAGATCTAACACTTTGTTTTTTGCGCCTGTTGCACGAACAAAAATATGTAGTGCTGCAACGTGTGCTGATGTTTTAAGATTTAAATCTTTTAAACCATATCCTTTATCCAATACATGTTTTTGAATGTGTTCCATGTCTTTTGCAGAAATATTTTTACCGTACTTATCCAGTAAGTCCTTTGTGGTAAATTTTCCTAGTCTATCTAATTCTTGAAACGCAGTTTTCAATTCATCCACATCAAATTTTTTAAAGTCCTGCCATCTCATGAAATTTTTGATTGCAAAACCTTTTCCTGATCCTGCTCCGCCTGCAAGAAAAACAATTTGACCATATGAGCCCCCATTGCCATATACAATTTGTTTTTCAATTAATTCTGTTGCACGATAATCTTTTAATGTTGCATATTCTGTAAATGATAGTTTCATTTTTGCCCCTATTTTAACGACTTTTTGATTTTGTGCTGGTTTTGCGTTCTGCTATTAATGTTATTTCGCTTGATGGAAGACGAATGTTATTATTAATTTTATCATTTTGATCTTGTTCTTGTTTAGATAATTCTACATATCTTAATTCAGAATCTAAATTTATTGGAGACGATCCTCTACTCAACTCAAGTGTTTTTATATATTTACCTTCAACGATTTGATGGACAACTGAAGTGACCAAATAAAATCCAGAATATAATCGGTCAATTTCAGGCGTTGATGATTGGGGATTTGATATCAATGAAACTTGACTTGGTGCATAAAAATCTACAACTTGTCCAATACCAATGGTATTTGTTCCGCCTTGAATATCTACAGTAACTTTAAATAAATTTTTTGTAAGGTTTCCGAAAATATGCTTTGATAGCCAAGATTCTTTAGCAACAGGATCATTAACTGATTTGAAAAATAGTTTTCTTCCAGGATTTTCATTTTCAAGATCATTATAATAACTAAAAAAGTTTTTACTGCTTAATAATTTATTAACGTAAAAATCACTAGTTCTTGTGTCATTTCTTGTATATGATAAAATTTCAGTATTAGAAACCTTTCTAATTGGATTAATTGATACCAACTCAGAGTTGTAAAGACCAAGCATCATTGCATTGATATGATTAAAATTGTTTTCTCTTACATACCGTCCTGCTCTAAGATAATTATTACTTTCTAAATTTGCATTTAATTTTTGTGCAAAAATAATTTTTGGCACACCACGTGCCTGTGAGTAAATCGTATCTAAACTCATGAAAACGTGAGTTGCTGCAAAAGGTCTTCCGTCTGGATAGGTTCCTGTGATTGGCACAAATCTCTCAAAAAAAACAAAATATTTTCCGCTTGCACATGCCCTTTGTGCTAACTGATCAATTACTTTGTGCGGATTAATTCCGGGAGGAAGATAAGGTGTTTTTAGTGTGATTTTCGGATCTTCAATAAACAAATCATTGGTACTCATTTGTTTAAAGATACTAACAACGGCAGTTGCAATTGATTCTCTACACGGATAAAAATAATTTCTTTTTATTGATGTTAAATATGATTTAGATGTGAAAATTAACGAATATTGTAAAGCAGTGTTTCTTATTGAAACTTCATTTTTTGTAATTGATTGTACGACTAAATCTTCTCGCCAAATAAGAATTGGTCCAGCATTTCCTTCTTTTGTTTTGGGCCCAGAAATTTTAATTGATATTTTTTCTCCGCCTTCGATGGTAAATTTTTCGAGGCCTCCTGAATCATCATACATCATAAGTGTGCCTCTAATTGCAGCATTGAATATACTTTCTTCAACACTTATGCCTTTATATGTTGCTTTTAATGAAACCGTTTCACCATTGTTCAACGTTAAATTAATAAAGTCAACTACAGTTGTACTTCCTATAATAATAGAACGTGTTCCCGGTTCATTGTTTATACTCAACTTATTATTTTGATTGACATTAGTGGAGACAAAAGGAGATACACCCTTTAAATCATCAATAAATTTTTGTGTAGGAGTTACGATAGCCATTTAAGTGATTGGTATAATTTTTCGTGATTTTAGTTCAGTTTGAATTGGGCCTACGAGAGAAGGTAAAATAACTTTAATTTTTGATTTATTGATATTTTTTCTGAATTCCCAATCATAAATGCTTTCTGAACTCCTCAAGAGAGGACTTAATGCCGTATATGTTGTCAAATCAATAATATTCCTTTTCGAATCATAATAATATTTTACGGTTGATCTTGCCGAATTTAAACTTTCATACTTATCCGTAATGTAGTTTTCAAAAGAATTCTGATCTTTTGGCCAGTCTTCGTAAACACTATACATATCATTCGCCAAAAGAATCATCCAATCTAGTGTTGGATCTTTATAAATTTTATAAGCAACATAGTCTGGACGTTCTCCATCTTTAACAACATATGGTTGATATGCAATACCTCTAAAAGTTTTTAAAAATTCTTTTATTCTCTGAGAAAGTGTAATATCAATTACACGAATCGTATCAATATCGTCAAGCGATAGTTGAATTTTTGGTTGAAGTTGGAAAATACTCATTATAGTATGATCATCTTATTGTTATGGTAATCTCTAGCAACTTTGTTTGCTGTGATGAGATTGATTTCTTGAAGTGATATTGTCATTGTGACTTCGCTTGGAACGTAATCACCATCTTCACCACCAGCATCTTTTGCATTTAAAAATGTCATCTTGTTTTGTGCGCCATAGTCAACTGCTACACTTTCAATTACACAATAGTCAGATTTAAATACTGGCACTAAAGATGTTATATTAAGTGATTCCCCTCCCGTTTCATTACCATTTCTATCTTTGATTGCGGATAAACCTGTTTGTCCTAACACTAGTTCCAATCGACACAAATCTGGATATCCAAATGCAAGAACGCTTCCTGACAATTGTGCTAATTGTGCAGCCTCTTCTTGAGTAAACAATACTGCTTGAGCCGCCGCCTCTGCTGCTGCTTGTGCATTTTCGTTATTATTTTCTTCCGGTGTTGACAGTGCAAGAAAATCAATTGATGACGAATCAGAATTCACCAAAGTATTTGTATCTATTCGAGGAGAAGATGCGTATCTAAAATTGTGAATAATTGCTCTCATGTATGTTGCTTCATTTATATCTGATGGTTTCATTATAAAAGGTATTTGAAATCTTCTAAATGTTGGACCTTGATAAATCAATTGCTGAAATGAATTTAGAAGTTTTCTTTGTAAAAATTCAACCTGCGCTTTTCCAGAATTACCTGCGCTTGCTGCATATCCTATACCACCTGCTGCTGCACTTACAATTTGTTTTTGTAACGAAGTGATTGCAGCGTCCCCCAATTGAGAAAGTTTATCTGTAAATACTGCATTGACTTCATCTAATGATGGTCGACCAAAAATTCCTGTAATCGGTTGATAACCATTGATCAGTGACGTATTGAATGTGCCTGGCATACGAATATAAATAGTTGGTGCGGTGTCTGATAGTGAATTGCCAAATGCATCATAGAACGTAAATTTGGCGAGTGGAACTAAAAAATCTTGATTTGCATATTCAGCACCAAAAATTATGTCTCCTGTGCCTGCATAAGCAAAGGACACGTCCGTTCCTAAATCAATACCAAATATGGTTTCTTCAGCCATGTAAACTCCTTGTAATTTTATATATTTATGTCTTATAAAGGTAAATTTAAACCAAAAAATTATAGAAAGTATAAAGGTGATCCTACTAAAATTACCTATCGCAGTCTTTTAGAACGAAGATTCATGGTTTATTGCGATCTAAATGATAATGTTTTAGAATGGGCATCTGAAGAAGTGGTTGTTCCATATGTTTCGCCTCTCGACAATCGATATCATCGATACTTTGTAGATTTTTGGATGAAATACAAAGATAAAGATGAGCAAATCAAAACGGTTTTAATTGAGATTAAACCGCATTCACAAACACAGCCGCCAAAAAGAAAAGACACTCCTAAAGGAAAACCAACAAGACGATTTCTAAATGAAGTTGCCACTTGGGGGGTCAATCAAGCAAAATGGAAAGCAGCAATCGAATATGCACATGATAGAAAATGGGAATTTAAAATTATAACTGAAAAACAATTGACATAAATAACTATATGACAACAATTTTCGACGACATTTTGCTTCAAGGCATTCGTAAAGGTATCGTACCAGCAAGAACTGCTGCTGCGAGGGATTGGTATCGGAACGCTGCTGGCAATTTAAATCGTATCAGCGCAACAAATTTTGAAAAAAGAACCGACAGAGCAAGAAAAACATACGAAATGGAGTATGGATATATGTATGCGTTTCGTTATGATCCTAAATTCAAAGCTGAACTTCCTTATTACGATACATTTCCTCTTATTTTTCCTGTTGAATTTCAAAACGATGGATTTTTAGGAATTAATTTTCACTATCTTCCTCACACTTTAAGAACAAAGCTAATGAATGCTTTATACTCAACATTAACAAATAAAAAATATGACGAATCAACAAGAGTAAAAATATCGTATCAAGTTTTAAAAAGTGCATCAAAGTATCGTTTTTTTAAACCAACACTTAAAAAATATTTAAGAAATCATGTTCGTTCGCCTTTTATGGAAATTCAAGTAACCGAATGGGACATTGCTTTGTTTTTACCAACAGAATCATTTAGAAAAGCAGATACAAGTTTAGTTTGGTCTGAATCAAGGAAAAAAATAGGAGTTTAATATGGCAAATGAAACAGTAACAGTTATAGGAAACCGAATACCTAGAGCAAGTTTTAAGATATCAGATTTAAGGGCAGCGTTAGGTTCGGGACTTGCAAGACCAAATTTATTTCAAGCCGAACTTTCAGTTAAATCTAGTCTTTTAGCAAGACTTGCATTAGGAAAAAGTCTTGATAATTTTAAATTTAGGTGTGAACGTGCTGAATTGCCAGGCAGAACAGTTGCAACAGTTGAGGATGCTGTCGGCGCTGGTCCTTCATTGAAATTGCCGTATGATGTAACTTATAACGATATTCAATTGTCAATTATTTGTGCTGAAGATTTTGCAGAAAGAACACTTTTTGAAGCATGGATTGATTTTATTGTCATTCCTGCCGGCAATGAAGGTGCAGGGACGCTTCGTTTTTATAACGAATATGCACAAGGAAATAAATTGACGGTAGATCAATTAGATTCGAAAGGTTTAATACTTTGTTCATATACTATGTACGATGTTTATCCTATCGCTCTTACGCCAATGAGTGCGACTTGGGAAGAAATTAACACCTATCAAAGATTTGGTGTTACACTTGCTTATAGATATTATACTTACAGTTCAGAGTTTGCGTTTTTACTTTAATTTTTCATGATTGGAGAAAATTATGGCTTTACCTAAAATTAGTGCACCGCTTTTTGAATTAATATTGCCCTCCACTGGGCAGTCAGTAAAATATAGACCGTTCTTAGTTAAAGAACAAAAGATTTTATTGATTGCTATGGAAGCATCAGATCAAAAAGCAATGATGTTAGCGATCAAACAAATTATTACAAACTGTGCAATTGACGAAATTGACGTTGATAAATTGCCTGTATTTGATTTAGAATATTTCTTCTTAAGACTAAGAGCAAAATCTGTAGGTGAAGAAATTGAATTAAATTTAAATCATCCTGCAAATACAAATGTTGACGGCGAAGAATGCAATCATACTACAAGATATAAACTAAACTTGTTGAATGTTGAGGTTCACAAAAATATTGAGCATCAAGATAAAATTGTATTAGATGATGCAACTGGAATTGGTGTTAAATTTAAATATCCAACAGCAGAGATGATTATTTCAGCAGATGTGGCTGAAGATAAAAATCAGATTGAACTAGCAACTGATGCAATTATCAATTCGATTGATTTCATTTTTGACAAAGATAACATATACAAAAAAGAAGATTCTACAAAGGAAGAACTTGTAGAATTTGTCGAAAATCTATCTCAAGAACAATTTCAAAAACTATCAAGATTTTTTGAAACAATGCCTAAACTAAAGCATACGTTTGGTTGGAAGTGTCCCGGATGTAACAAAGATGAAGAAATTACTTTGGAGGGCCTAGCAAATTTTTTCGTATAACGTTAGGGCAAGAAAGTTTGTTAAACTATTACAAAACAAACTTTGCCCTAATGCAACATCATAAATACAGTTTAGAAGATTTGGAAAATATGATGCCTTTTGAGAGAGAAATTTATGTCCTATTACTCTCCCAGCATGTGACTGAAGAAAATGAAAGAATAAAAGAGCAATCACGACAAAGAGGCAAATAAATGGCCGAAGAAAAGAAACCAGCGGAAGACTGGATGCAAAGAAAATGGCGCCCAATGATGGGCTGGCAATATATGTTTGTGTGCGTGTTTGATTTTGTTGTATTTCCTATAATGTTTACAATTGTTCAGTTTTGGGAAACACAAGCTGCAAATGATGCTTTTAGACAGTGGGTTCCACTTACTCTTTCGAATGGTGGTTTATATCATTTAGCCATGGGTGCTGTTTTAGGTATCACTGCATGGTCTAGAGGACAAGAAAAAATGGCAGGTGTTTCTACAACATCAAGCGTAGGTGTTGGTGCTCCTGCTGGTGGTATGGGTATGGGAGGCATGGGTGGTATGGGAATGAACACCACTCAAATGTCAGTAACTAGAACCTATGATACTGTTACACCTATTAATCCTTCTCCGATGGGAATGTCAAGTCCACGTCCTGCAATGAATAGAAACATGAAAGATATTGATCCTGATGCGGTTCTGGAGCGTGGCTAATGGCAATTTCAGATTATGGCAGAGCAATCGGGCAAATGGTGCTCGATTCTGCCAAAGCAACTGTTAAAGGATTTGGTCAAGGCATTAAAGGTGCAGCAATGGCAGAAATGCCAGCATTTACTGCGCTTTATGCTTTATCTAAAGAAATTAAAGACAAAGCAAACAAAATATATGAAGAAAAAAATTTAGAAGCAACACAAGATGTCGTTCAAGAGCAAAGAAAAAATAATGTTATAAGTCTTGACATGGCCCGCTCCTTGAGAGCCATTAACAATTCAGTTACGATTCAAAATCGTCTTGTACAGCAACAATTAAATTCAGAAAAACAAAAACAATTATTTACAGAAGAGGCTGAAAGAGAAAAAACACTTCGTGATGATAAACTTTTAAAAGCGATTCAAGATTTAAAACCAGGTAAAGACGGAACTGGATCAGGAGCAGGCGGATCATCATTGATGGATTTGCTTGGAAAATTCAGTGGGCTTGGTGACATAGCCACTGCTCTTGCCAGTATTTTTGGAATAAAAAAGTTAGGAGACATTTTAGGAAGAGGGGGTGGTGCAGTAGGTGGAGGAAAAGCACCAACACCCAAAATTCCAAAACCTCCAGGAGGTGGAGGTAGATTTGGCGGACTCGGAGGCATATTAGGAACAGCAGGTAGAGGTCTAGGTAGATTTGTTCCTTATCTAGGTTGGGCACTCTTAGCCTATGAAGTAATTGATGCAATGGCAGGCTTGATGAAGCCTGGCGCAATGTTTGGCGGATCACTCAAAGGAACCGAAACGCCAGATGAAAATGTTGCAAGAAGAATTAGAGAATCACAAAAAAAGAAAAATCAACAAAAGACTGGAGGTGCGGAACCAAGCGTGAATGCTAAAACTTTCATAACCCAAAAAGAAGGTTATGTTAGTATTGCAAAAAAAGATACAGATCGATACGCAATTGGATATGGTCATAATATTACTGAACAAGAAGTTAAAGCAGGAAAAATTGATTTAGGTGGCGGCAATTCAATTGAAGTTAGGGGCAAAGATGGTTCATTAACAAAAATTAATAAAGAACAAGCTGATAAACTATTTGATCTTGACATTAAAAAGTTTGAAAATATTGTTGTTGGCGCAATTGGTCAAGAAGCATACAGCAAACTAAGCGAAAATCAAAAGACTGCAATTCTAAGTTATGTTTATAATACTGGAAGAATGCCTCAGGGATTTGCAGATGCAATTAAATCTGGCAATATGGGCGCAGCAGCGGCTAGTTTACGCAACGGCATTTCTACCGTTGATCCTAAAAAAGCGCCCCATTTAAACAAAATACAACTTGAAAGAACAAATGCTGGATTAAAGAAAAGAAGAGAAGATGAAGCAAAATTATTCGATGCGACAGCACCAATTGCTACCGCCGAACAGAATAATAAAAATATATCTGATAGATTAAAAAATAGAAAACCGACAAGTTCTTTATCTGTTATAGCAGATCAAACAGAATTAGCCAAACTTCCTTTACCACAAAGAATTGCAGCACTTCAGGAAGCCGCTAAAAAAACAATAGTTTCTCCGACTACACCTGATGAATTAAAAAAAATCATTGCAGAAACACCGTCTGAAGTAGAAAAACTTCTTCGTCTTGCTGAAGCACGAAAAGATACATCAGGAACTATAATTCCTGATCGTCAAAAACCAGTGCAAGTTGAAGATAAAAAAGCAAATCAATATGCAGCAGCACAACTTAAAGAAACAAAAAAAGGTGCAAATGCTTCAGTCGTTACTGCAAAAATTGCAGCAATAACAGTAAGGCCCACAAGAAGAGTTTTAACACCAGAAGAACGCGACAGACGATTAATTCAAAACGCGGAAAATAGATTTCTTTCAGCATTTGATCAAACAACACAAAGATTAATTGCAAACGCACTTAGAACAACATTTACTGCATTTTATGGAAAAGAAGGAACACGTTTAGTTTCTAGCGCAACCGCAAAAGGCGAAATGTATCGTGGGCAACAACTTGCAGGCGCATTGAACCTTTCAAAAAACACAGAAAAAGTTCTAACAAATGTATTTGGTAAAACAATAGGTAAAGCATATGCACCTCTTGTAACACAGTTAGGTACAGCATATCTTGAAATTGGCGCAAGATCGGTCGGTAGATCATTGTTTGGAAGTATTCTTCCTCCAGGACAAGCAGAGCAATTAACCGGACAAATTATAGGAAACTTCAGAAAAGGCAACAAGCAAGTTGCAACTGAACAATTCCTTTATGGCTTGACTGGTGTTGCTTCTGGCCCTGAAACATTGTTCATGAAATATGGATTTAGTTCAGGGCAACAAGCAGCAAATTATCTAGGCGATGTTGGTGCAGCAGCAATTACAAATCAAGTAAGAGGTGTTGTCAATCCAAACGCACCTGCGCCTAAGTATACTGATCCAAGAACAGGAAGAACTCATTCATATACAGGAATGGAAAATGTTCCTGGCGTTCCTGATCCTCGATTCTTTAATATGAGAACTGGTGCATTAACCGATGATGCACAATTCTATTTAAGGAAAATAGATCAATCATTAATTAAACAATATGATGATCAAAAAGCCGCAAGTGATGCTGCAAAGAAAGAATATGATGATGCGGGAAAAAGATTTCTTGAGGCTAAAAAGGCTGGCGAAGGCATTGAAGCAGCACAACAGGCTAGAGATGCAGCATCGTTGGCTAAACAAGTAACAGATGAACAGTTACAAAATACACAAAATCAAATTTTAACTTCGATTGAATCTAAGACTGGTCGTGGAACAACAGTAGTAGGTAGTGGCACAGGAAGCGCATCATCATTTTTCGGCAGTTTAGGAAACTTTGCATTTGATTTGGGCACAGCAGTCATTGCAAACAAACTAACACAAAACATAAAGAATCCTTATGTAAAGGCGTTTGCTAATTTTGCAATCAGTGCTGGTGCTCAACAATTTGTAAAACCAGCAGCAAGTCAATTTTTTGGAAATATATTTGGTACAACAGCAGCGGCAGGTGGAGGAGGCGCTGCTGGTGCGGGTGCAGCAGGCGCAGCAGGCGCAGCAGGCGCAGCAGGCGCAGGATATACGCTTGCAGGGTCTTTAGGTGCATCACTTACAAATGCTGCAATGTTTACAGGAAGTCAAACACTTGGTCAATTTGGTGCTGCATTACAATATGGAATCAACCCTTTCGGTGAACAAGCAGCAATGATTGCTGCACAAAATGCCGGTTTTGCGTCAGCAGGTATGCAAGCTTTTAGTGAAGTATTACCTTATGCTGATGCAATTTACAGAGCATTTAAAGGTGACTTTAAAGGTGCTGCTGGTTCAGCAGCAGGAGCGTATATAGGCAATTTAATTCTTCCTGGAATTGGTGCTGTAATCGGTTCGTTTATAGGAGGAAAACTCTTTGGCTCTAGACCTAAGAAACCTGTTCTTGTGAGAGGCATTAGAGTTCTAGGAAATAATAACATAGAAAATATTTTCAATGTTAGAGAAGAAAATGGTCCTCCAAAAGAATTATATGGATTTGTCGATTACATCATCAAAGCATGTTTCAACGCTACAAAATTAATAGAAGTTAGATCAGGCGTTCAACCTCCTTTCCACACAATTCTTGTTTACATTCATCCGGAAGATGTTATTATTTATTTGTTGGAAGGATCAGAAACACCATCAACATCAGCACAACAGTCTAGAAACACTTATCGTTTTGGTGCGCCAGACAAAATAAATCTCGGTCGACTTGCATCAGACATGACAACAAAGATTCGTGATTTGTTTGCTACTAAATCTGATGCTAAACAACTTGAGAAAATTGATGCTGCTGTTAAAGTGGTAAAAGGAAAATCATTTGCATCACTTGCAACCGGATTGATGTCAGAATTAAAGCGTGATAAAACTTTTGATCCTACCATTGGTGGAGGATTGTATCACGAAAATGCTGCACTATCAAAAGAAATTGAGGATTATTATAATATGTTAAAGGTCAAGGGGCCTTATGGCGGTGGTGAAGACGAAGGTCCTAGAATGGTCTATGACTTCAAAAAAGGAATATATGTCGATGCCCCTAAAATAACAGTGACGGGCGAAACAACAGATGATTCTGGAAATAAAGTTCCTTATACAATTACAAAATATGATGATAATGTAATAGCAATTGATAAATATGGTAATCCAATCTATAACTATGATGTTCAAGGACAAAAATCAGCAACTGACACTATTGATGTGTCAGATATTAAAAGACATGTCGATTCATCAACTTATATAAAACCTGTTTCAACCTCATCATCCGGAAGTTCTCCGACTGGATTGATAACTTCAACATCATCTAGAATTACGCCTTTGCCGGCTTCAGCATTGCCTACAACTAGTGGAGCGGTAAAAGAAGATAACAGTGTGAATGTTGTAGGAAGTGGAAATCAAACAACAGACAATAGTACAACAGTAAATAATTTCAATGCTGGATCCTTAGGTTATGATCCATTGCGTAGTTCAGGAGTAAATACAATGATGCCATTAGCAGCATAAAAAGGGGGCATAAAGCCCCCATAAAATCCAACAAAGGAGAAAATTATTCTTCTTCAACCAATTTGTTGAAGTAACTCATATCCTCATCATCACCATCATCCCAAGCCTTGCTGCTCTCAGCACTTGCCTTTTTCTTGGGTGCTTTTTCTTCAACAACTGATGATGAAGGTTTAAAGGAATCTGATAAGCCAAGAACCTTATTCAAACGTTCTTTAAGTTCGTCATAAGTTTTGAAGTTCTTAGCATCTAAGAATTCTGAAAGAAGATATTCGCTTTTCCAAATTTTTTCTAGGTCATCGTCATCCTTTGACAATGGACCGGAAGAATCAAATTCAGATTTGTCGTAGTTTGTATAACCTTCTACTTTACGAATCTTCAACTTGAAGTTTGCGCCTTCCCATAGATGAAAAGGATTCACAGGTGTTTCATCTTCGAAATCAGGATTCATTGCTTCATTGATCTTATCAAAGATTTTCTTACCAAACTTGAACAAGAAAACCTTACCTTCGTTGTCGGGATTTCCTGGGTCTTTGACAACGTAAATGTTAGCAATATACTGAAGTTTGCGTTTTTGTTTTCGTGCAATCTCTTTGTTTGCTTCAACGCCAGAGTTCCAAAGCACAGTATTGTGTTCAGAAACTGGATCTTTTTTATTAAGAGTGGTCAGAGAATTTTCAATATACCATCCACCTGGGCCTTGAAATGAATGGGAGAAAATTTGAACCCAAGGCATATCTTCTCCTGCCGGAGAAGGTAAGAAACGAATGACTGCCGAGCCATTACCTACCTTATCTACTGTGGGTTTCCAGAATCGAGTATCCTCGTAGGATTTCTTGCCTTCATTTTTATCTGAAAGTTTGCTGATTTCTGCTGTTAGGCGTTCCAAATCTTTATTACCAGAACGCTTCAAATCTGCGAATGAATTTGCCATATGTATTACCTCGTATTAAAATGTATTAATTGTATGCTTCTTGTCCACATTATCATAATTTACTATATTATATAGTAGATTATAACTCTCTTTTGAAATGCAAAGAGCACAAATTTTTTTATTTTTTTCTAAATTTGCATCAATTTGCTTTTCAAAATATTTTTCATCTTTGCCAAATCCAACTTTAAAAATGGCTGGTATTTTTTGCATAGTTTACTTACCTCTTTATAAATTGGATCATCAATAATTTTATCATACTTTCGAATAAAATTCAATATATCATTCAGTATAATAAGTGTTTCAATGCTGATTTCATTCCTCAGATATTTTTGAATAATCTTTGGATGCTCATTTTGAGCGTTAACAAACAACAAATTAAATTCTTGTTTATTAAGACCTTCCATAAAATCAATTTCATTTGTAAACAAATAACTTATAGATTCTTGTTTTTTCTTCCAATTTTTATATCGAGTTTCGCTCTCATCTGATAGGAGTTCTCCTACCCACATTTTCGGATCATGTAAAAAGTTTGCAACTAAAAATCCTTCCAAATATTCTTTTTTTCTATTGCCCAATTTTGCAAAAAAAATTTTGTCTTTTCGCTTCATGAAAGAATCATAGTTTACATTAATTCTTTTATTGTATCTGAAATAATCATAGCCGTCAAGTACAAAATGGTTTTTAATTGCGGTATATATTTTGTATACGAGTATTGCATCCATTTTTGTTATTCATCGTTTAGTGGCAATCTTGCTTTGTTATTCTTTAACATTCTAGATTTTATAGCCTCGGCTTCAATTGCAGTCTTCATTCTTGTTGTGACAAGTCCTGCCGCGGTTTCTATTTCAATTTTTCTTTCCTCGCAAAAAAAAAGAATTGCGTCAATCATTGAAATTTCACGTTTTTCGGCAACAATTTTTTTAATTTCGCTTTCAAATTCTTTTGAGGTTATAATTTTAAGTGTCATTCTGCCCTAAATGCTGTAATCCCGTCATTTTGATAGTATCCATATTTGTTTTTTACATTTGCAGGTTTTGCGGAACGGTATTTTGGATTTTTAATTTCTTCTGAAGAAGCGGAATATAATTTATTATTTTCCTTGTTACTAATATAGTACCTAATTTTAAGTTCTCTTTTTTCAGTTTTCATTTGTGTTCATTCCGTATAAAGTTTTGCATATTTAGTATATTACATCATTTTTCTTAGATTGTCAACATAATCAGAACATATGCCATAACATTTTAGATCTAATGATTTTTCAATTGATAGAAATTGTTCTGGCATGACACAAATGCTTTTATCTGTGTAAATTTTGCCAGGATATGTCCAAATATATCCTTTACTTGTAATAGTATAATCATCCGATTGGTGCCAAAAAAAATTTAAATTTTTATTTGTTAATCCTGTTAGCCATTCTAATGCTTGAATATTTTTTGCATGAATCCACATTGATGAATCAAAAAAGAACGATTCATCAACTTCATATTGAGGTTCATCGTGCCCAAGAAAAAATTTATTATAAATTTTCCAAAAATCAATTTCACAATCAAATCCTAAATTAATTGAATTTGTTATTTGTGTGGGAGAATTTTCTAACGTTGGATTTGGTCCGTTTGTAAGGCCCCTATGTGCGATCAGTAGCATCGTATTTGTCCGTTGGTATGCTTGGCCACCGAACTACAATGAGATCGGTATCCGTTAAAAATTCAACATCTGAAATCTCGTTCGCTTCGTAGATCCACATGTTACCAGTTTTCATCCAAACACCTGACACCATGAGTTCACCACGAACAATGTAATTCAATTCGGTTGTCAGTTTGTGATAATGTGCATAAGTAGGATCACCTTTTGGATGCCAGTGATGTGCAACTTCAAAGTCTTTTGTTCTATAAAATGATCGTTCAAAATCACCAACAAACCATCCTTTGATGTATTTGTTTATATCCGATGTCTTCATGATTCTAATTCCTGTATTCGCATCTGGTGTCTACCACCATCAAATGTGTGTCTAATTGAAACTGTCATCAATTCAGTTAGCCAATCTTTAGTTGCAAGTTTTGCTGGTACTGAAAAGAAGTTAGCACAATTATGCCGAATGGCCATCTCCATTGCGTATGTATCATAGATGAGTGCTGAACGAATGCCTTTGAATTTGTTAGCACACATATTTACACCTTGGCCAGTCCTACAAAATGCAAAACCAATATCACATTCGCCTTCTTGAATAGATCGTACAGCTTGTGCAATATAATCTTTATAATTACAATCACGATTGACAAAGGTACCAAAATCTATGTACTTCATATGATAGTATTCTTCAATTACTTTTTTAAAAACTTCTTTTTCAAAGTAACCAGAATGATCAGAACATATTGCAATAGGTTTTGATGTATTGCCTAAGTTTTTGATTGCATGATTTTTATAGAATCTATATTCATCTGGTGTACCAAAAACATGCATTTTGTCTACGCTTTGCGTTGTAATTTTTAGATCATTCTGAATGAGTAGATTGTATAGCGGCGCAATATAGAATTCGTTATTTGTTCGAATGTCTTTTTGAATCATTTGTTCTGCATACTTCACAAAATCGGAACCTCGCTTGAAACCGTAAATGCCTACACATGCGTCTGTGCTAATTGCTTTTTTTTCGGCAGTTTCGGTTACTAAACCTTTTTCACTCTTAGCATAACTGTAATTAATGCTATTAGACTTAAATGTGAGAATCAATCCATCTTCAGATATTTTGTGCATATCGTAAGGATTGAATTGTGGTTCAAATTCTATATCAAGTGTATGAATGATTAACGGCGCATCGTTGTTGATGAGATTCTTAGCATGTAAGCAACTTTCAACGGAACCTCTTGTCAGATGGTCTAGAACAATGACTTCGCACGTTTGACCAAACTTGTGTTTGAGAATTTCATCCATACGAAAATTATAGACATGTTCATCACGAATGATAAAGATTAGATTACAATCATCGGTTTTCAAACATGCTAATGAAAGATCAATCAGATGTTTCTGACCAACATTGATCAGTTGTTTTGGCACAGTAAAGCCCTCTTTCTGAAAGCGACTGCCCAAGCCAGCCATTGGCACTAGAATATTAGGTTTCTTCATTTGTTTCTTTTAACCATCTTGTTGTCAGTTTATGTGATAATGTAAGGCAATCAACATCTTTTCTTTCATGCATGTGTGCGTAAATAAAACATGATGCAAAAAAATCTCCTGCACCCAATACATTCAATCCTTTTATGTATTCATTTTCTTTTGCAACATACTCTAACCCTGTATTTGTATAGCTTCTTTTTGGTGAATGATAGACAACAACGCCATTGTAATCAGACAAATCAGGCAACAGATGCTTATCTTCGTGCGACACAAAAATATAATCTAAAAATGGAAGAACAATTGAATCTAATTCTCTTCCTGCACAAATATCCGCAGTATTGATGCCATCAAGTCTGGAGATAAATTCTAGATCGTCAAGTTCATTTATATAAAGAATATGATTGTACTTAGCTGGCTGAATACTCAAATCAACTTTATGAATGTTTAGCTGAGAATGCCCATCACGTTCGCTCTCTTCTTTATGTAAAGTAATGTGTGCGGTTCCAATGTCTGTCGGACAAACATAAACTTCTAACTTAGGATCAATATAATTAAAAGACCTCCAAACATTAGCAATACCACCAAAATCTTTTACTTTTTTACCCTTGTCAAAAATTGTATCAAAGACTAGATGTCCATAAATTGCAACGTCATACATATTAAAACTTCTCCTTTAAATCCAATTTATAAATTTCTTCTAAATGATGATCAAAATAATAACTAGGAAGTTTTCCTGATTGATCAAGATAATCGAATAATTCCATAACTAAATTCTCACCACCTTTGCCTTGCATATGATGTGCAATTCTCTTAACACAAGAAGGTGCATCTTTAGGGCAGAATGCGTGGCCTACAGCAGCAAGAAGTCTTACATCGAAAATATCATCACCAATATAAGCAATGTCAAAAGGTTCAACCGAATACTCTTCACAAATAGTCGGCAGCATATGTATTTTATCCGTATGATGAGTATCGTTTCGATTTACATAAACATCAATATTTCTTTTGTGTGCAATTGCAACATTGAATCCATCACCAGTTAAAAATATGACGGGAATACCTAATGCTTTAAATCGTTTGATTGCAGTCCAATCTTTATCGCAAAATTGTTTATATCTTACGGTGCCTTCTCTGTCATAATATTTACGACCATCTGTCATTACACCATCAACATCCAATATAAGTAATTTAATCATCTCCCCAATACTCCGTAAAATATTCACCGACATGATAATGATACTCTAAAAGTCCTTTTCTAGGCCAAGCCATACTTACTTTAGGAAAAGGCTCAAAAACTAAGTGTCTAACTTTGAAATCAATTGTAAGTGCTTCATTTTTTCTTGGCGCAGTATCTACAAGAAATTCTAGTGGATTGTTGATGTGATTTGTTACTTCAGGATCAAATCTTTCATAGTAATACTGACCAATGTAAGTTTCCGCTCTTGTCTTATATCTATAATCTTGTTCTGTAGAGAAATCATTATCTAATGGAATATTAAATAAACTTTTAATATCTTCGGTTTCCCCCCAAAACACATGATCTCTTGGATGATAAGGAAATGCACGATACATTCCCATCACAAAAAGTTTTCTTTCTCTATGATTTTTCATCCATCTCTTGTACATTATTTCCATGCTATGAGGTCGAATTAGTTGATCTGTTCTCATTTTAACTGCGAACTTGTTATCAATTAATTTCATACCATTTTTTGATGTGTTTATTTGAAGATTTCTATTTCCTATACCTCTAGGCTCAACAATTTCATTGTATACGACATCAACGTAACTAGGTATTTTTAGTTCAGTTTTATATGTTGAAAGAACAATTCTTTCAACAAATGGAAGTTTAATATATGATTGTATAACTTCTTTAGTAAAAGGCTCATATTCACCTTGCAACATTAATGTTACATTCATGATCTTCGTGACTTATTAATGATACTTTGATATTTTTCTACAAGTTTGTAAGGACTCCACTTTTCATAATATTGAAAAAGCGGTTCTTGTCCGTATGCGATGATATCTTTAATCGATACTTTTGCCAAATCATTTTTATCATTAATTACATGTTCGAAAAAATTTGAAGGATTTACACCAATTGGTTGTTTAGCAGCAAGTGCCCTATCTATTGATGAGCTAACACCAGGATTGTTATTATTTGCATACCAATAAATGTTTATGTCATTTTTATTTAACCACTGTACTAATTCATGATTAGAAAGAAAATTTTGATTAACTCTTATGTCTATATTGCTTTTTGCCAATGATCTATAGTGATCAATAACTTCGTTTGATATTTTTCCTGATGAATCAACATAATACCCATTTGTGATGTGAACGTTTAATATAACGTCTTCTGTAAACTGCTCATTTATTAATCCTATGATATTATGGCTTTCTTTATTTTTATTGCCAATACCGCTAGTTCCTATTTGAATTGTTCCTTTTTCATATGGACGATACTTGATATCATCAAAGTAAATAATAGGAGGGATTGCCGAAAAAGTTTTACATCCATCCGAAAAATAACGACCGTCCTCTTCATAATTTGGATTAGTCATTATATAAGAATCAACGCCAATAAATTCATCAATATGTTCATGTCCAGTTAATACGATTTGAACAATTTTTGTCATGTTTTTTATTGTTCGTGTAATTCCATTATCCAACCAACGCAGCGTCCAAGGATGATGATTGTAGATAATTACATCTGGTTTATATTCATTAACATCATAATGAAAGTGTTTAGAATTATTAGAATTAGAAAAATTTAGTCCAAAATCTGTTGCGTAAAATTTGACATCATTATCTGAATATTGTTCTAAAATTTTATAAACGGAATATCCATATTGGTAAATTCCGCATTTTTCTTCAGGACCGGTAACGAATAATATTTTTTGTTTCATGGCAAGTCGCTTTTCGAATAGATGAGTACATAGGATTTTCAATTAAGTTTTCCAAAATTGAAATTGATTGATTATCATCAATTGTATCACTAAAATAAGAATTACACAAGTAAGTTCCTTCGCCCATCAAACAATCCCTAGAAAAATGGCTGAAACACATAAATGTTTGTTTTACATTGTTCATGTTTGACTTTGTGTGAGCATAGGTAAAAGGACCACTATTTTTACCTACAATTAATTCTGAGTAATGAGTGATATAAGAAATTTTGTTTAGATTTCCTGTTGTTGATTTTAAAATATCTTCACTAAACTTAACATTAGACAAATCGACATCAACCTTATCAGTTACAAAAAATTCGCAATGAGAATATTTTGATGCAAGGTTGAATATGATATTTGCCATATCTCCCATACTACTCTGTTCGCTTTGTTGTTTGCCGTTGCAAAAAACAAAAAGTCTTTTGCCTTTCACAGATTGAAGATATTGATTGCATAAAGTCATGTCATAATAATGCCAATGAATTTCTGGAAGATAATAAAAATAATCGCCTTTCATTTCCAATTCTAAAGCATCAAAAACTTCTTTCCACATTCTATGTAGAACATAAAAGTTAGCATGTTCTTTTTCTTTTAGATGTTTTCCGATCCAGCATCCAACCCATGTATTGATATACAAAGTATTAGTTTGTTTATCAAAAGCTAACGGAGTGAAGGTATTAATATTCGCAATTTCATTTATATGAAGGTGTGTAACGTTTAAATCTAAAATAATTTCCTGATGATTATTATGTGCGTAATAAAATTTTACATTAGAATATCTGCTGATGATGTCCCGAACGTATTCTTTATTAATGTAGCAATCGCCATTTCTCCAATGATTAAAAAATATAATTTGATCAGCTTTCATAGGCATCTATAATTTGAACTTTTGGACAGGGAACAATCATTTTTGTTCCTTCTGCTAACAAAGCACTCTCACGAACAATAAACTCACTAATAAAATGCCATGGAAGTATTAAAAGATAATCTGGTTTTGCTGCTCGCATTTCTTCTTCGCTTATAATAGGAATGTTTGTGCCGATTGTTTTTAATCCAAATTTGTATGGACTTCTTTCGGCAATCGCTGTAATTTCATTTGCAGTCAATTCAAAATATTGAAGAAGTGTATTGCCTTTTGTGCTTGCTCCATACCCGTAGATTGTTTTATTTTCAGCTTTTGCACTATGAATAATTTTCATCAAATCTTTTTTCATTCTATGCAATTTAAAATTAAAATCTTCCCATGTGTTATGTTTTCGAATATTAATTCCATTTGTTTCATAATACAACAAACTTTCAATTCTAGTATTACAAACATCGCGATATGGTGCAGTGCCAAAACTTGAAGGTTTCGCACATGTCTTTTGAAGATAAATTCGAAAACTTCCACCATTAGTGTCATTTAAAGAACAATCTACAACTTTCAACTTATGAAGAGCAAAAAGATTACGGATACTTGTAAGATCATAATACCAAACATGTTCATGACAGATATTATCAAATGCCATTTGTTTTAGCATTAAAGGAGTATAACTCATCTGAAGAACTATTAAACCATCGTCATCGAGAATATCATACATATCTTTGATGAATTGATTTGGATTGTCCAAATCATAAAACATTGCAATACATGTAATCACACTCGCTTTTCTATCTCTTACGGATGTTTTGTTCCATGCTTGTTTAGAAAAATAATCTTGAATAATTTCTCCGTGTTTTTCTGATTCTTTCACAAAAGAATCATCGCATGGATCGATTCCAATTTTTTTCAAATATGGAGGCAAATAGCTTAAAAGTGTGCCATCATTACATGCAATGTCTAGCCAAATATCATCTCTTTTGAGATATTTAACTTTTTTAATTTCATGTGTAATTGTCATCAATTCAGTTTTCATACTTGTATTAATGCCGCTTCGATACCAATATTTGCCCCACATACTATTATGAGGCGCAAGATCATTTGAAGGCAATCTAACCGCCCCCACATAATCATCAAAATATAAATCTAACGAATATTTAGATCTAACTTCATTGTCATCTTTTACAAAATCACTCACATAGTGTTTTCCCATATTCAAAACTTTAACCATTTTAATATTCCTTATAAAATTTTTCTTCTACAATTTTTGATCCATATTTTAGATTGATTTCTTTTTTAATTGCAGCACGTTTGTCATTTGTTATGTAGACTGATCTTGCCAATTGAATAAATTTATCTTCAAATAATTGATTTCTTTCACATTCACGAATATCATCTTCAATTTCCCACAGTTGCATGTTTACGATATAAAGATTAGTGAAATATGGTGCAATCTCATATGCGATATCTTTATATTCGGGAAGATTAGATAGAATATTCCATTCTGTTTTTACGTTTTTCCATTTCTCGTGATCTCCAATTTGTTGCAATTTTATCTGAAGAATAGTGAGTTTGTCAATCAATTCTCCAATGCTGATTGGTATTTGTATCATTGCCTTATAATGTCCAGTTCTGAACATTCCTCCCCATATTGAAGTTCAATTAAACGTAAGGTTTGTTTTGTTGCATTTTCTAGACGATGCCAACTTTGTTTTGGTATCCAAATGTCCTGATGCTCTCCGAAGACACCAATTAGTTTTTCCGTACCGATGTTATTCATTGTATAAACCGTAGCATATCCTTCAGCAACAAACCAAAATTCTGATCGGTTTTCATGTTTTTGCATACTCAGAGTTTTACCCGGTTCAACAATTAATTCTTTTACTTTAAATTTTTTACCTGTTTCATGAATTACTCGATAGTGCCCCCAAACACGTTCTGTTTTTGGTGCTTTCCATTCT